AGCCGATATAGGTTACGGAACGAACACTTGCAGAGTCAGGAAAGGCGATGTCGGCAATGCCCGACGAGAGATAGCTGCGAGCGGTTGCGCCGCGCGTCACAACTAGCTCCAGATCGCCGCCAGCGAACTTTGCGGGTCCGGTTCCGGCAATTGTGCCGGACGCCACCGCGACCCCGGCGCGATAGAGCGCGGTTCCTGAGATCGCGAACACGTCGCCAGAAAATGTGCCCTCTTTCGAGAACAGGCCGTTTATCGGGCCGGTGCCCACCGTGGACGACACGGACAGGCCAGGAGACGACAGCAGCGCAACCCCGTTTTCCGAAGTCTTCGCCTGTTCGACAAAAAGGTTGATGAGCTTTAGCTCGGGGAAGTTGCCGTTCGTCCGGCGATATGCGCCGGTCCCGTAGGGGATCGACGGCATCGCTACAGCCAGATTGCCAAGTCGCCCGTCATATCCTGTGACGAGCCGAATTTGGATGAAAGGTTGCGGGTGAACTGTGCTGCAATATTGGAGATGGCGGAGGGAGGTTCGCCGCCGAATACGGAGACGAAGCCGCCAGAGGTCGCAAGACAGGCCGCGAGGCCATAGGCGTTGCGGCTAGATAGCGGAGCAATGTCCGTCAGCGCGAGGTCAAGCAAATCAACCCACGCGCTACGGTCGTAGAGCTTGGCCGAAAGATTGCCGCTGCTATCGACGACTTCGTAAAGAGCGACGTCGTAGGGCTGGCGCGTTACGCCAGTCGAAATGCCGCTTCCGTAGTCACAGCCGCAGCCGTAATCGTTCAGAGGATAGTCCGGAACATAATCGTTCGTTGCGTCCGTCAGGGTGACGCCAGCGGGGACATAATATCGCTTGCCCTCTTGGGCGTTGGCATCGCCGGACAGGTAAACGTCGGCAAGCCTGCCGAACATTCCGCCCGTCCGCCACTGGTCGTAAAGCGATTGGAGCGCCACCATTCCTTCTTCGGCTTCCGCGTCCCTTGGCTCCCTTCCGGGGCCAATGATGCGGGACTGGCGCATCGCGTAGGTAACGATGTCGAGGCACGTTGTGGCCATCAAGCGCCCCCATCAGATCGCGAGAAAATGGAGGCGGGAGCCTAGGCCCCCGCCGGAATTAGCCCTTGGTGAGCTTCACCGTTGTCGCGGTCGAAGCCGCGTAGTTGGTATCCGTCACGCCCGCGTCCGCATTGAGCTTGGTGCGGAGCGTATTGTGATCGGAAATGAGTGCGTTGACGGCATCGACGACATTGGAAACCACGGCATAAAGATCGCCCTGGTTCATCCCGCCAGCCTTCACGTCCTGCTGGAGCGTGATACTCATTGAATTATCCCTTTCGCAGAAAAGTGGGGGGAGGGCGCGAAGCCCTCACCCCCAAGTCGGTTAGGCGTCGGCAACCGCCGCGAAGTAGCCGGTGACAACACCGTGATCCTTCAGGTCGGCAGTATCAGCGGAACCCGAGCCGAACGTCAGCTTGTCGAGGCCGTCGATGGTGACGATGGCAACGCCCTGTTCGTTCTCGTAGTCGGTTTCCTTCTTCTCACGCGTCTGCCACGGCATGGCGATGCCGAGGCCGAGCGCCTGTGCGCCGCAGAGGAACACCCCGCCAACGTCGATGCCGCCAGCGCCGGCCCCGGTGAGCGTGGTCATGTCATCCACTTCGTGGATAATCATGCCGTCCCACTCAAGGTCGCCGCCCTGGAACAGCTTGCTGTTCTGATTGGCAAGGTTCACTTCGCGCTGAGCCTGCGTAATAACCGGATCGGTTTTCAGATCGCGGAAGCAGAGCGGATGAGCGAACACGACAAACCGGCGCTTGTTGTTGCCTTCGTCCATGATCGGACGAATCTTTGGGCTTGCCGACAGGGCAATGCGCTTCATCAGCGACAGCGAAGAAGCAGTCAGCTTGTCCGCCGTATTGTCGATGTTGAGAAGCGAAGCCGAGTGGTCGTTCGTCGCGCCGCCTGCGGGAGCCGACGTTGAGACATTCGACTTGGTTGCACCGAAGAGAACGCGGTCGATGTTGTCATCCAACCACGCATCCTTCTGCGCTTCCGTCGCGGAAGCGTAGGCAACGCCATTCTTCGAGTAGAGCTGATCCACGACGCGCTGAACGTCCTGGGTCATCGCCCACTCGCGCATCTGCGCTTTGAACGCGGTGCGGAGGTCGATAGCCGACTTCTGCTCTTCGAACTCAGTCGTCGAGAAGCCGTTACGGCGGAGCGAGACGGTCAACTTGTGCGAGCGCGAAACGCCCGCCTCTTCGTTGCCTTCAAGCTTGCTCGTGCCGTTATTGGCAGCGCCCGAAAACTTGTTCACCAGCGCATAAGTGATGCTGTCGCCCTTCTTCTTCTGAAGGTTGCGCTTCACCTGGATGATGTCGGTTTCCCCGGTGCCCATGTAGGCATTGAACGGGTTATTCCGAAGATAATCGACGAAGAACTGATCGTCGAATTGCTGAGGGGTGAGGCCGGTTGCGGCCGCAGTCTGCGTCATTTATTTATCTCCCGGGCGATTCAGCCCTTCAAGATTTGATCGAGGGAAAGCGGACCGCTTGACGCGCCAGCGGCAGAGCCGCGCGCGCTTTGGGCGTCCGCAAGTGTGGAAGGAATCGGAGCAGGAGCAGGAGTTGGCGTTTGCGCCGCTTGACCCTGTAGAGCCGCCTGGACACGCGCGTTAATCAGCCCGTCGAGTCCGCCGTATTCGCTGATCTCGACTTGAATCTTCGCCGTGTTGTAAGCGTATTCCGCAGGGTTCGGCGCACGATACAGCTCATCCAGCAGCGCCGGGTTGTGCTGTAGCATCTGCTCGAATACGCCGATTTTCTCGGCATAATCCGGCAGCTTCGACTTCATCTCTTCGGCGGAACTTGCGAACCGCTGATATTGAAAAGTCTGATACGCCTCTGCACGCGCCGTTTCCGTCGCGCGCTTTGTGGCCTGATCCACCAGCCAGCGGTCGTATCCTTCCGGATCGTCCCACCTGTCAGGAGGAGCCTGTTCCGTCGCGACCTGGGCCGGTGACGGTTGGGGCTGAATTGCCGGTTGCGGCTGCCGGAACCGTTCCAGATCGGCGCGAAGCCGTTCCAGCTCGGCATCCTTGGCCCGCTCCCGCTCTTCAGCGGCCTGTCTCTTGCTTCTCTCCGCTTTCAGGGCACCAACCGGAGCTGTAGCGGACTCCTCCTCTGCCGCAGGCGGCGCGGCCTCTTCGCCCTTCGGATCGTCCTTGCTCTTGAACTGTCCTGCCCCCGGTTCGCCCTTCGGCACCCGGTCAACGCCGTCAGCTTTCGCCTCAGGCTCGGCAGCGACAGCTTCCACTTCCGCTTCCGGAGCGGCTTCCACCGCCGCCGGTTGTGCTTCCGTTGGAGCTTCGTTCGTCCCGTTCAGGATTCCATCCAGATCGTTATCCATGCTTTATGCCCTTCGCCCTTCTCGTTGGCTGACTACGAAACGCCCGTTTCCCCCGGCGGTCAGGTTCCACCCGTTTGGCCCCGGTGACGGGCATGGCAGCGCCTCCCCTTGCGAGGATCGGCGCGTTGCAATTCTGTTTGTTCGGTTAGGCCGCTAGGCCGGGAGTCCGTCCCATTCCTGCAATGGCGTTAACCTGCATTCCGGCAGCAAACGCCTTGGCCTGCTCCGTTCTCGCCTGAGCCCGGATAAGATCAATTTGAGCGGCGGTTTTTTCCGAGTTGGCTTGCGTGTTGGCAATGTCGGCAGCGGTTTTCTGTAGGTCCAAACCTTGCGCCTGATTCGGCTGGCCAGCATTCGGCGCTGCACTGGCGGCAGCCGCCTGCTGCTTTTCCATGTTGTCCACAATCTCCAGCAACTTCGGCTTATCGCGCAAGGAAGACGCCTCGATGATCAGGCGGAGAAGCTGCGGGGACGCTGGCATAATGCCCGTTCCCAGCAATTGAGTGAGTTGCTGGAACTGCTCGATCTGGAGCGTCGGAGTATCCGCCACTTCATCAATCTCAATATCGACATCAAGCTCGGCAACGGGATTCTTCGTTCGCGCCATGCCTTCCAGATCGGCGGCGTATTTCATCGCGGTTGGAACGTCGATCATTCCAGCGTGGAGCGCGTCACGAACCTTCATGGCACCGGCAATGGCCTGATCCGGCGTCATCTGCGGCGGTTGGTTGATCGCGACGAACCGAGCCGCGCTATCCGAATTGTCGGTTACGCGAATCCATCGCGGCGCATCCCAATACTGGCGGATTCTGTTCCAACACTGGCGATAGACCCTCAGCGTAAAATGCCGGAGGTTATCGAGCAGGCGGGCCATTTCCGTCATTCCAGCCTGTTGCTGGAGCGAGATTGCCTTGCCCGACTGGTCCGTTCCGAGCTTGCCGGAAAGATAGGCATTCGGGCCGACGTTCGCTTTCAGCGTTGCGCGCATATCCTGCATTAGCTGGAACTGCGCTGATTCTTTGCCCAGATTGCCGATCTCTTCAAATTCGCCCTGCTCTGCGACAATGACACCATCAGGACGCTGCATTTCCTTGCGGATCGCTTCCGCGTCAGCACCAGCGGTTCGGGAAACCCGGACCTTTGTGCTGCTAATCATATGCAGGAATTTGCCGTGGCGCTTGTTCACGCCGTCCTGGAGCGGGATCATGTCGCGAACAATCCCGTAGCGATCATTATCCCTGTCGATGTAGGCGGATTCCATCACCAGCGGACATTCAGGCTTGCCCTGCTCATCGAGAAACGGGACCGGCTTCGTGTCTTCCAGAGAGCCAGCCAGCGTAAAGACGCAGACGTTCCAGACACCATCGACAAGATGATAGTGCGTATTGATCCGGACGCGGCGGCGCTTAGCGTCGAACCACGCGGCCCACGCCGGGCGGTCCGCGTGGTCAGTCGTGGACGTTGAGAAGGGCGAACTCTTGGTGCCCTGAATCACGTCTTCCTTGCCAGCCCACTTGCCACCCGGCTTGGTGTGACGAAGCGCCTCCTCCTCGTCCATCCAGGTCGTATAACCCTTGTAGGTCGCATCTTCGAAGTCGGCGCGGCTGCTATGCGGATCGTAATAGAGGCGGTGCCATTCAATATGGACGAGATACGGGTCAACCGATCCATCGCGTAGCTGACGAACAGAGACTTCGACGCCGCCGAAGCCCTCAACCAGCATATTCTCGAAAACGCGGGACTTCTTAATGTTGAAGTCCTGAGCCTGTGCAACGTAGCGCAGAGCATCCGTCGCAGCGTCAGCGTCAGGCTCGTGAACCGGAGTGCGGGGATAGGCTTTCGGATCGGTGCGGCCTTGAAGCTCCAGCCCGCAAAGAGATTCGATCTTGGGGCGGATCAAGTTTTCGGGAGTGATCGGCTGGCGGCGCTTCTTTAGAAGAGCTTCCTCTTCTGCGGTGAACTGCCGACCATCGACGTAATCGCGCGCCTTTTCGGATTCCTTTCGACCACCGCACGTTACCCGCTGGGCCTCCTCGAATTGATCGACGTAATGGCGAAAATTGTCGGTCAATTCGTCGCCTCCCGCCATCATGCAGTCTTCCAGTTGTCGGCAGCATCCAGATAGTCATTCTCGCCATAGTCATTGCTTCCGCCGGCGCGCTCAGCTTCGGGGACAATGGCGGGGTGAGCCTGATCCAGAGCGCGGCCCATCAGCGAAGCCGTGTCCACTTCATCGTCGTTCTTCCCCGCTGGGAACGCCATGAACTCCGAGAGATCGGCGTCGGGCTCGAATAGAACCTTGCCCATCGCGGCGCGGGCCTGAAAGCCGCGCGCCCGCGACGGCTTGTCCGCAACGGAAGGCAGCCATTCCAGGCGACAGAAAACATTGCGTTCGTTCATGCGCTTGCGAAGCGCGGGCTCAATCGCCTTCTGGATGACCCCGGATTCCCCGAACCACGCCAGCGGCTTGTGTAGCTGAATGAGATCGAGCTTGCGGTCTATCCACTTGTCGGATGACGTTTGCCCGCGCCACCCGTCCAGCCGATAAAGATTATCGTCCGCGTCGATTCCCCAAACACGGTGAACCGTATAGTCGCCCTTGCCTTCGCTAACCGCGTAATCGCTGGAGCCGTAAACCCGCAGATGCTTTGGCCGCTCTTTCCAAGACGGAAACCAGTCCTTGGAAAAGAACGTGCCATCCTCAGGTGAAGGCTTTTGCTGATAGAGGCTCGACCAACCCCGATGATCTTTCTGGAACGGAAGCCAATGCAGCAGAGGGTCGCCCGTTTGACGTCCGAACCACTCCGGCCATAGGCTTTCGCCAATCTCGCGTCCGAGCGGATCATCGTTGCGGTCGCAAATCGCCGGAAGGCAAATCACAAACCACTTGCGGCCATCGCGTCCGTCAATCCAGCCCGATTCCCCATCCCACTTTTCGGGGAGGATGCGCCCGGCAGGATCGTCCTCGTGCCAGCGCGTAAGAATCATTATTTGCGGAGCGCCAGGAATAAGACGAGAGCAAAAATCGTCCTGATACGCTTCCCATGTTTTCTTCCGGATCGTTTCGCTTTCAGCGGCCTCCCGGCCCCTTATCGGATCGTCCAGAACGCCCAGCGAGGCACGGTTGCCGGTCAGCCCGGAAAGCAAGCCCCCAGCCATGTATTCTGAGCCGTTTGTCAGGCTCCATTCGTCGGCAGCGCGATGATCGGCGGTAAGCGTAACCCCGCCCATTAGGTTCTGAAAGGATTGCGACTTAATGAGCTGGCGGGCGCGCCTGCCCTGTTTGCCAGCAATGTCGCTGGCGTAGCTGGCGAGGATAACGTGACGGCGCTTCCGCTTCGCCATGAACCACGGCACGAAAACGACATCGACGTAGGTTGACTTAGCCGATCCCGGAGGCATCAAGACCATCAGGTTTTGAAGCGTTCCGGACTCAATTTCCTGTAGTTTCTGGCACAGCAGCGCATGATGCGCTGCAAGACCGCTTGTCAGGCGACGGACCGGGAACGGATCATCTTCGCCCAGCTCTTCCTCGTCCGGCGGCAGGGTCGGAATGTCCACCATGCAGGCGAACTTTGGAAAGCTGCGTCTAGCCAGCTCGCGCCGCGCCGCTTCAATCGTCGCGGCGTCGGCTACGAGGCTCAATGGCGAGTGGCTTCCTCCCCGTCCCTGTCATCGGCCTTGAGCCGGATCGAGGCGAGGACTGCAAGCTGCTCTTCGTCCAAATGCGAAACATCAGGCAGCAGCGGCGAGGGATTGAGCGGCGCGCCGTCCGCGCCGGTCAGCTCGCTTCGCGTGGATTCGCGCCAATGCTTCGGGAAGCGCGCGGCCATCGAGCGAAGGTAGAGGTGAGCCTGGAACTCCCGATTGGTCAGGTTGACGGGAATCTTGGCCTCCCAATAAGCCTGGGCGTGGACTTCCCACAGCTCCATCGCCTCCTTGAACTCGGGGAAGGCTTTGGGCCAATTCACTTGGATCGTGTTATAGGTGACGCCAATCTCCGCGCACATTTGCGCGATGGACAATCCTTCCTTGCCCCACGCGACGACCTTCTCGCAGTATTCCGGACGATACTTCGTCGGCTGGCCGCGTTTCGCGGGCTCCTTGGCAACTTTTGCCTTCGCCATGAATCTCCCCCGGTGAATTGGTGCCCGTCCGCTTCGCACCATGAAGAGGCGCAATGCTTTTGGATGCTCGCCTTGCTAGGGGAGCGGACGGGCGCGGGCCGAAGCCCTGTCTGAAAAGAAATGCGCGGCGGTCGGATCGCTAGGCGGCGGGGAACCAACCCGCGCCCTTTCACTCGGATGCGCTTAATGCCCGCCAACCCAAGCCGGACACGCAAAAGAGGAGCAATGCGAACCGCCGCGCGGCGCAGCCACGCCCAATGGCAGAAAGCGGGCCGCGCATTCCGGCTGCCGCGCCTAGCGCGGGTGCCGGAAACGAAAAGACCACCCCGGAGGGTGGTCTGCCGAAGACGCAAAAAAGCTATTGTGATGGCGCGTATCATAGAACTTGGCATGGTGCAACCATTTTCGTCAACACGCGGTGAAAATCGTGTGCCAATCGTGTGCCACTGACAAAAAGCCGACGAGCGGGAAATGGCAGAAAACTGCGAAACAAAATCGAAAGGAACGAGAACCGGAGATTCCG